GAGAAAGAGAAGAAAAAGCTAGGAGGGAAAAAAACAAAATACATTGCAACTTCATAAAACATTACTCCGATTAAACACTATATTATTTAATCGGAGATTGTTACATTGCTATTAAATCAGCGGCTTTTGTGTAGAAAAATTGAATATTCTTCTAAAACATTATCTATATGATTAGATGTATTTTTAATGTATTCAGAAGTTTCGGCAATAATCTTTTTCATCGGTGTCTTAATAGCTTCATCTTTAATCATAAGATCTAAATAGTGAGCGCAGTTAGCATACCAAAATGATAATGCTACGTCTCTATAGAACATAGGTTTTCCTAGTCAAACCGACTTGAAAATGGTTGGCCAATGGTGCTTAATCGTTTACGTGTTTCTTCTGGGTTATAATGTCCTTGGCCGCCGCAAGAACGACATCCTTGTCTTACATATTGCCCATGCACCACTCCCTTTTCATCTGCGCCCGCTCTACCAGTAAACTTTTTAGTCTCACCAGTTCCTTCACACGTCTTACATTCAGAGTGTCCTTCAGGCTTTTCTTTTTTTGGTGCATCAGTTTTTATTTCTTGCTCAATGTCTTTGTTGCTAATCTTACCATCATTTCCAATTTTCACTTTAGGCTGAGGAATCCATTCTACTTTAGATGACTCAACTAAACCCGCACCTCTTAGCTTTGCTTGTTGTGTGCTTATGAAATCTGCATATGATTTGGTCATTGTTGTTTCCTTACTTTATCTTTTTCTTCCGATATTATATTTAGCAACTAATTCCCATTCATCTTTTTCTTTATGGGATAGAATCTTTACTTGACTTATGGGAGCAAGACCTTCACTTACATTTTCTGTACTAGTTATTTTTAGTAGGCCCCACTGCTCCAACAAAGTAGCAATGGTATTTCTTCTTAATCTATCTTCATCTGAAAAATTAGAAGGCTTACCGTCTAACATAAACAACTCTTTAAAATGAACTATATAGTACGATCCCTGTTTATGTAAAATATGACAAGATTGATATAATGTTTTATCTTTCTTCGACGCCACACCAATTCTTGTCAATGTTTCCTTGATCTTAAGGAAATCTTCTTGTTGATTTAACTCAACCTTGATTAAGGATTCTATAATGTTCATTTTGACGCTCCACCTTTTTGTAATTTTTGTTTAATCAAATCCAATGTATTCTTATTTATTATTTTAAGAATTTCAGCTGCTTTGGAGTAGTTGCAGCCGTACCATTGGGAGATTATTTCAATATCTTCGTTATCTTCCTTTTTAGTCCACTTACTAAATCTTTTCTTTTTAGAAATTCCATGAAGATAGTATTCATACTGAAGTTTATTATCAAGAAAAGGATGTTGATTCATCTCATTAGCATAGAGAATAGAATCCATATGATAAGATAACGATTTATTTGTTAAGTATGGAACGTATCCTTTCTCGGCTAATTCATCATTCTCAGTCCCTATCATTATATTCTTTTTATTATCTGTAACAGAGTTTACATAATCAAAAGGCTTCATACAAATTCACATTCAGTCATAACCATAGTCAAACAAGCAACAATATTGATTTCAGGATCAGCAACGAATGCAGCTTTATATTGGTAATCACCAAGAATCAAAACCAATTGTGGAATTGAAGCTGGTTTCATAACAATAGAAGCAGAATCATACAGCTTACGAAAAAGCATTGAGGTGTCGATGTCGCTGTTTTCACCAACCCACTTACGCATATTACTAAACGACTTTTCTTTAAGAAACCCAATAAGTTTCTTAATGTTATCATCACTAGTGTTTACAAGAACACCAGAATCAATCTTACCATTTACAGAATAGCGTTGAAGTTCATTTAATACTCGTCGCCAATCAGGAAAATGCTTGATGATTAGTTGCGCAACAGCAGCTTGATCGTATTCAACTTCTTCTTTTTCTAAGATAGATTTAATTCTCTTTAAAAATTGAGAAGCCATCTTATCTTTTTCATTGTTTGGAATCTTAAAATCAATCACAGTGCATCGACTGTGAAGAGGCTCAATGATCCTGTTCTTGAAATTACATGTTAAGATGAATCCGCAGTTCTTCGAAAACTCTTCCATGAAATTTCGAAGCGCGGGTTGAGTTGAGTTAGGATTTAGATAGTCTGCTTCATCAAGAATAACATACTTTCTTCCTCCAACCAACGACATGGATGATGCAAACTGGCTGATGTCATTTCTCAGTGTATCAATGTTACCATTCATTGAACCATTTATAACCATATAATCGCAGTCAAGCTGATCTAACATGGCGCGTGCTACAGTAGTTTTACCTACTCCAGCTCGGCCAGTTAGAAGCATGTTAGGGATTGAACCTTTATCTACAAATTGTTGAAAAGTATTCTTCAAGTCAGTTGGAAGAATGCATTCAGACACCGTTTTTGGACGATATGCCTGAGACCACAAAAAATCATCACGAACCATAATGTATAACTCCAATTAAGAAAGAATGATTGTTTCGTACAACTTTTGAAACTCCTCCATATCAGATACTTCATCTGTAAAGTTATTTTGATGATACACTTTAGCCATCTTCCGTAAGTACTTCTTGTTGAGTTGGTACTTCTCAGATGCTGCGGCTATGGCTTCTTTAATGTATTCTTTTTCAGCATCCATTCTCGTCATTGAGTTTGAGATCTCTTGCAACACACCACGCAATTCATTCTTATCTTGTTCAATCATTATCAATCTCCATATGTACTAGAAGTTTCAGTAGCAATATAGTATTCAATTTCATTATCAGTTGAAACGAAACGCGCAATACCCTTTGTGATCATTACATTATAATCTTTATTCAAAAGCTTTAGATTACTACATGAAAAAATAATCTTAAACTTTTTAGTTTCTTCCTGTAAATCAATTTCAAATGAGTTATTGGTAGGACTCTTAACGTCAACCGCCTTACAGTATAGTCTTCCGTTACTTCCTTCAACTGCAATTTCTGGAAGCTGTAAAACGTTAGCTCCCTTCATAACACTTTGAAACGTTTCGTTGCTTAGAGTGAATGAAACATAAGGATCATTAAACTTAATTTCTTTCTTGGGAGGAAGAACAATGGTAACTGGATCTGCAAAGATAAAGTTTACGCTCTTACCTCCATCTGAAATTTTTAGAAAGTTTTCATGAAATGAAAGACTCGGATCATTAAAAAGAGACAACACACCAAGAAATCTATTTAAATCAAAGATTCCAAAATCGGTTTCAATAGTTTCATCAATCTTCGCTTTTGCCATAATTGTCTTTTGAGGTGAGATGGTAGCCAATTGGCTACCTGCCTCAAACATAATCGAAGGGTTGATGGTGCTGAAATTCTTCAGCACCTGTAGAGTCTTCGTACTCAACTTCATAGTATTAACCTCACTTCTTTCTTTTTAGAAGTCCTGCATCCGCCGTTGCTGCCGCACCAATCGACGCAAGATCTGCCAATGAACCACCAAAAATATAAGTACCAACATGCTGTAACTGCATCCAGGGACAGAACCAAACTTGGCCACCCATCTTCTGTACGTTGTAACAGAACATGTAATCTTCCGATAAGTATCGCTTTGAGTCTGGATCAATGATGCAATCAAAGTACGCCATGATTTCACGAGATCCATCAAAGTGTTCCGTGCGAACATGATCAGGCTTGTAAGAAAGTTCTGGGAAAGCTTCCGCATACTTTTCGAAAGTGCGACGACGAATCATCATGAATCCAGTACCAATCTCAGAAACTTCAACTGGTTGTCCAATTGGAATCTGTGTCTGACCAGACTTAGGATTGAAAACGTAATCACCTACAAACTTTTCAAGACGATTTGGATCCTCATCAGCAACACCTTTATCGACAGCCATCTTGATCTTTTCCCATGAGATACACTTCTTAGGATAAGGGCCACCGATTACATCATAAGGACTAGTTTCATCCTGAATAGCAAGTAACGCAATTACATCTTGAGGATTAAACCCAATGTCTGAATCAATAAACATCAAGTGAGTTGCACCTGAGCGCATGAACTCATCGCAGCAATAGTTTCTTGCTCGCGTAATTAGTGATTCATTAAACAAGAAGTATAGCTGTAACTGCACACCGTACTGCGTACATAGCGCAGCAAGATCAGCAACGGACCTAGCAAACATGCCAGTGCACTGGCCACCATACATCGGTGTAGCAAGAAACAACTTACGTTGTCTTAGAACTTCTACAGGAACTTTAACCTGAAACCCATTATTAGTAGGTTGTGTGTTTTCTTCACTCATTCAATTCTCCTTTATTTACTTTTCCAACAGTCACAAATTTGACACATTTTAGACACTGAGTCAATAGGGATATTTCTATAACATACGTCATCAGATATAGGTCCTGTTTTAAGCAGGGCAAATATAGAGTCTTCTGCTGGAGAAAGTTTAACACTCTTAATTTGTTCATCTTCTACATCATGATCTTGTACATACAATTGAATCATTGCATAGTGTATGATTTTTAAAAGATCTTTTTTATTGTATCCATTTTTCTTACCATAACGCTTTGCATACTTCATTATGTTACCAATGCAGAATCCTGTACCATGGCCCGCATCAATAATCATATCAGTTGCTTGATACTTACCGCTGTAGTGCTGAGTATATGTAGAATCTATATATGATTTTATTTCTTGCAACGCACTATCTTCATTATATTTGTAATCAATCATCAAAAAAACCTTTCTAGTGTTGAGGCGGTTTCGTCCATAATTTTATGTGTCTTATTTTGATTATACTGAAAGACATATGTACTGTCAATCATTTCTCTATGGCCCAATAGATACTCACGTATCTCAGTTGCCATGTCTACTGCGGTTTGAACTGGAACATTTTGGCAAATGTGATTAACGGATCTCTTAGCATTCAATAATTCAAAGTCTTCTGGCATACCCATAATTGACATTGCTTCTCTATACGTTATAAATCTATCTTCATGAGGATGTGTTAGTGTTAGAGGATAGTGACTTACAAAAGCCCCGATATAACCTTTAGGAACAGTTGTTCCTCTTTGCATTATGTTCTTTCCATCGTTCAACTTATCAAACTTGTACATGCATTTTTTAATTTCTTTTTCGTAACCTCTGTTATTCATCCAATCGCCGATTTGCTTATAGTTGTACCCCATCTTTTGCGCATAGATTGCAATGTTTATTTCTTTGTCAGATTCAACAGAATCAAAAAATTGACGATGTGTTAGCCCGCCATGTATTTCTTCCAAGACAAACTTATAGTACGGATCATCAGTTGGTTTGTTTGGGTTGATAGGTTGCATCTGACTATCTGTTTTTACATTTAAAATAACATCTTCAATGCGAGTAAGAGGCGTTTCATAGTAATTGAGTAAAGGTACTTTATCGCCTTTCCAAAAGAAATAGAAAGTTCTATCTCTAACTTGAGGAATGCCATGAAGCAGAGATCTTGTTTTATAAATCGTCATGCTGTAACCATTATCGCGACCGATCTTATACATCTGTGCACGAATGTTGATACCGATTTTACCTATCAACTGTGGCGCATTTTCACCCCATAGCACTTGAGGTTTAAGTTCAGAAAGAACATACTTTGTAGTTTCTATCAACCATTTGTTGTTTGGATTATCATCGCCATAACCTTGAGACAACATCGACAATCCTGCACAAGGACAAACTGATCCTACAACATCAACTTTCTTGTTTGGCTTTGCATCGTCATCTAGAACATAATATGGTATACTATTTTGAAAATAATTGACAATATGGGAATCATTCTTGCTGAATGCTTTATAAGACATAAGATACTCAGGAGGAGTACCAAATGCTTTCATAGAGCCTATTGTTTCGCCACCAATAAGCGGGACTATAGTTGCGTGTTTAAACATGCTTTTGTATCTTCACCATCATATCAGTGAACACATAAGATGAATCTTGGTGTTCTTTATAAAAATTATATGCCGTGTGCCGATGTTCGTCTCTCATCACATCATCGACTGACAATTTATTTATCAAATTTATTGTGTCACTCATATTATTTTCTGATAGCCAAATTGTACCACTGTCTTTACATTCAGTTAAAGGTTTACCCTGTGCTCGATGAACACATGCATCTCCGTATTCTTTACGAAATACTGGAATAGTTCCAATTGCTGCTAGCTCACAATGTGTGTATTCAATTGAATGTTTGATATATTTTGGTGCCAGTATAGAAAGTTGATAACAGAAAGCTGTCTTTGAAGCCCTGCTCAACATCTTATCGTTTGTATACAAACTAAAGCACACAGCATAATCACCGTAGTGCTTAGATAAGTCTATCGTATTTGGGTCGGTTGATCCTACGACGTAGTTTATAAACTTATCTGTGTGCTTTGCTTTAAAGTCTATGAAAGCTGGAGATCTTTCAATTCCTTCAAGTGTAGTCAAGTAACCATTAGGCATCAAGTACCTATTATGAAAATCCAACATCATGTTGTAGCCTTTCCATGATGTAGTTCTTCCGATCCATTTGTGTGACTTAGGGTCTTGATTCTCAATTGGTTGCCAATACTTTTCTCGCAATTCATCAAACATCATTCCCGGTTGAAAAGTATAGAATGGCTTTTTCTCTTCTTCAATGAAATTCATTAAAGAAGCAGCTGTTCCGGTAGAATGGTCTTCATTAACTACAGCAGCAAAATCACCAGTATCACTGTGTGCAAAAATAATTTTTGCTTTATCAATAGATTCTTTTAAAGCTTCATTGCGCTTTATAGAGTGCATGATATGATCATGCTGTATAAGAACAAATGGCTTATTCACAGATTCTAAGATACGTTTATAACCATTAACGCAATCATCACCGTGCCCCTTGCCACGATCGTTGCTCTTGGATGGGAGTGAGTTAAGAATGATTAAGTCAGCACGACTACATCTATCTATGATTTTATCGATCTCAGAAGTTGATGAGAACTTATATTCTTGTAAGTTCTTTACATCATGACACTTCTTTCTTGACCAAGTCTTGTCTTTAGATGCAACTACTGTGTAAGTGTAATTATTCTTTTCAAACCACTTGCATAGTTCTACAGTATGTTTTGTTACGCCGCATCCTTCGACACCGCGTGCTAATAATATTACAATGTCTTTAATCATAAATATAACTTCTACACTCTTCTAATATCAATGATTCAAATGCTTTGTCGTTTAATTGACGATTCCTCGGTGATGGGTGAGGCAGCTTAAAATGATCTATGTTTAACTTCTTCAAAGCTTTAGACGGGAAATCACCGAGAGCTAATACTTTATATTTTTTATTTATACTTTTCTCGAGCAAGTTATAATCAATCTTATTGCTTTTATATTCACCACGTACATCAATACAATTGATGAAAGAAAAATTCTTAATACCTAAATGATCCATCCATCTAAGTAGTGTAGAGAATGTTGAGTTCTTATACACTCTTACATGCGTATGTCGGTTTGATGGGTTTATCCCTACGACAATAACTCTAAATGCATCCTGAATCATACCAATGATATTCCAAATTAACTTCATCGAACATGCTTTTTGTAATCACAAAAGAGTCTAACCATTTTCCTTCAAACTCTTTTAACGAAATCTCTGGTGTATATATGATGATTTTTTTAACACCAACTTGAATAACACCCTTAGCACACTCTGAACACACCGGTAAGCCATACACATAAAGAGTTGATTCGTTTAATGAAACTCCATTGAGAGAAGCATTGTATATGCAATTCATCTCAGCATGAACCATATACTTGTACTTTTCTTGCTTGTCTGCTAGTCGCTTGGATGAATCACGTATTCCACGAGGAAAACCATTATAGCCTTGCGACAAGATCTGTCCAGAATGGCCTACGGTTACAGCACCTACACACGTAGATGGGTCTTTAGACCATCGTGATATATGCTTAGCTAACTCACAGTATTTGTAATCCCAGTCAGGAATTATTCTTTGATCAGATGAAAGTGTCTCTCGTAGATGTGAAGAGATCCCACGTTCCATATTATATCTCCAAATT